TGCTTAATGACTCCGCAAGATACGCACTGAACATAGCCGTTATCGTCTGCCGCTGAGATACGAGATAATAGCTGTATGGTCTCAAGACAAATTTTTCTGTTCATCGCAGAGCCTTTTTAATTCTTTGATTTGCTTTTTAAGCGATTCAACGCAGTAGGCTAACTCTCGCGCCAGTTCCATAATTTCTTCGGCTTCGCTTTCGTCTATCTCAATTTTCAGTTTCATAGGTTTCTCTTGATGGGAACGGTACGCTAACGCCAAACTTGGTGGCTATCTGTCTGTTTAGAACATCGTAGACCTTGGAATACTCGTTCGTATTGGCTTCGGTCGTGGACTCTTTGTTAATTACTATTAGCTGAATAGGCTTCCACAGAAACTGTCTTACTTTGTCTTCTGTCCAAGGGATGTCTATTTCTTGCTTCAGGGTGCGTTTCATATCATAGCCCGCATCGTTAAGGGCTTCTGCTAAATGACGGCAGTAGACCGCTAAGGCGTTATTCTGGGCATTGGTGCGCCTCTTACCCTTTTTCCACTGCACGGTTATGAACTTGTCGCGCTTCCACTCTTCAATGATTAGCTGCGTAAACTCTTCTAGGCTTTGGCTTGAGTTTATATGGAAACGATTATCGCTCATTTTTTAGTACCGTATTCGCCCATGCGATTTCTAAACTCACTCTTTCTACCCCATTCGGGGTCTACGGTATCTGAGAAAGTTTGACCTCGCATTACTTTGATTTTACCGCCGACCTCTAGATAGCGTTTAATGTCACGCTCTAGCTGTTGGCGTAGCTCTTCTTTTTCTTGGTCTTTAGTGCTACGCATCGCTAATTCCAAGGGCGATAAATTCGTCTACCGTGTAACCAAAGATTTCTGCCAGTTGCTGAACCTTATGAATTGATGCCGACTTCTGTCTGCGCGTGTAGTACACCGCCTGACGCGATTCTCTGAGCTTGTTTGCCAGCTCAACTGTAGTCATTCTTTTAACGTGCTGCGCTTCTATGATGCTTGCGCCGATATTTGCTGTTTGCATTTCTAATTCCTTGTTGGTATGTTTGGGTCACATGGTTACTCGCCATGTGCCTTCTCCTTGAAAAGAAGTTGAAGCCCGACTAGGATTTTGCTTTCTCCTACCTAGTCGGGCTTTTTTTATCTAAAACGGAATATCATCGTCAAAGTCACTACCGAAGGGGTTATCTGGCTGCGCAGGTTTGTGCTGCGGCTGCGGTGCTGACTGTTGTGGCTTAGAGTCTAAGAACTGCATAGAACTAGCAATGATTTCGGTGCTATAACGCTTTTCACCGTCTTTTTCGTAGGAACTGGTAGTAATCTTGCCCTCTATGTAGAGCTTCGAGCCTTTCTTTACATACTGCCCTGCTAGTTCTGCAAGTTTGTTAAACATTACGACACGATGCCATTCTGTCTTTTCTTGCTGCATTCCCTGCTTATCTTTCCACTTTTCTGTAGTAGCGATGGGCATATTGACCAGTGCTGTACCGTTAGAAGTAGATTTAAATTCTGGGTCGCGCCCAACATTACCGATTAGCATTACTTTATTGAGTGACATTACACTTCTCCTTTTTTGAATTTCTCGACACATTCGCCGATTAGGTCTGTTGCTCTTATTAAATGGTCTGATAGCAGACCGATAAACTCTTCGTCTCTGTGTACTTCGACCATTAACTGCTCGCCGAAATCTGGGTGATAACTGTAGAAATTCCAAACGTCTCTATCAGTCACGAGCAAGCTGCCTTGCACTTGCTGTATATATTTTGTCGGTAGCACTCCGTCTCGCAGATACGCTAGATGGTTATGGGCTAATGGGCATTTTATTTCCAAACCCATGTTGTCGCGTATCAGGGCATCGGGGCTGCAACCAACGCCTAGCAGTTCATTAATACAGAAACCAACCTCGAAAAGGTCGTAACTGTCGTAATCGTACATGAAGGCAAAATTCTTTCTGGCTTGTTCTTCTAGCTCAACGCCTCGCAGCATGGCATCGCTGACGAAGCCGTTTGAACGCTTGCCTGTAATAACCTCTGCTGCCAGTTCGTTGATGTAACTATCAGCTTGTGCCGACCATTTACCAGTAGTCGTGCATATTCTGCTGAAGTTACTAGCGCTAGGAACGCCCATACGCGCTTCAAACCATTCTTCTGTCCCCTGCTCGCAATCTATAATAATCATGTAGCCTCCTTTTGCAGCCTGAGCTTCTGCATATCTAGCTCATCCTCTACGAAACCCCAAAGGATTAACCCAAGCTCGTGGTAGTTCTTGCTTTCTTTTTCTTCAAAGTCTTCAAGAATTAGCCGTACCATTTCGTGGCGCTTATAAGAATCCGTTGCTAGGTCGGTATCATATTCAACCGTGTCTTCTAGCGGCTCTAGCTTCTGTGGTGCAGGGTCGTTGTAACGCTGCTCATCAATTACTACTGGGTCTAGTTCCATTTCCTTTCTCCTGAAAATTTTGTCAAAGTTATCTTCAAACTGTTTTTGGCTGACCGATAACGGTCTAGGCTTACTGCCCTTGCTCATCTTTACCGTCCAAAATATCTAAGGCTTTTTGAAGCGTGTTTTTAACTCTGTCCGCTTCTTCGCTAGTGGTATGAGATAGCCAATCAAGGTTCATCATGATGGCGTATCGGGCTTTCCTTATTCTGTCTGTCAACTGACGTTCTGTTTCCATCGTCTTTCTCCAAGTGTTCTTCCATTAATTCCATTAGCTTTGCGGCTATCGCTACACAGTCAAAGTCATTCGGTGTTGTGTAAAAGAAGCCTTTATTATCATCTCTTTGATCGGGTGATGTAAACCTTTCCTTTGCATCTATTATCATTTTTTTACTCCTTTCAGCTGATTAATCTTGTCATACACTGGTCGGAACTGATTACTTTGCAGATGTTCTAGCTGAGCTATGCCATAAGCGTCCATAAGCTGCGCCTTGAGCTTTTCATCTCCCGCTAATAGATTCACTAGGGCTTTTACTTGATCGCCTGTAATCGCGTCTACGGGCTTCTGAGGGGCTTTTGCTTGCGGGGCAGAAAATGACATAGCGCCATTCCCATCGTCATCGTCTGATGGAATGCCTAGTATCGCGCCCAAACTATATCTGCGGCAGTAGGTAATAGCCGAGCCGTATTGGTGGGCATCATTCTTAGCGGGTGGCACGCTGAACTGGTGTTCCATCCACTGACCTGACTTGTGCATAATCCTAGTGATTACACCCACCCGTGAATCTTCGTTATAAGGGAATTGAGAGAACGATAGACCGTTGGCTGCTAGATGGGGTCTAGCCATGTCTATATATTCTGATAGCTCTGCATAGCTAGAATTGTGTACGCCTTTGCTCTTCTTAAGAACAGACACGAACTCGCCTTGGGCTATAGATAGCGCTGCGGCTAACTCATTGATTTCATTAGATGTTTGCATTATACCTTCTCCTGTAATGTCAAAATGACTAGAACAAGGTATACTATTCTTTTACAGAAGTAAACAGATATTTACTATGGATGGGGGCTTTACATTTAGCGGTGGTCAGTATTTAATTGAGTTGTCGGTGGCGTTGGCGCGCCTAAAGTTCGACATGAATGTGAAGAAAGTTAGAACACCCGACAGGGTTAATTCTAACACTCCCTCCTATCATGTCCAATAATGCCTCAACAAAATCGACACTGACCCAGTGGGCTTCAGGCTTGGGAATAATTAAACCCAAGAGACGGCGACACTTGTGAGCGAAAGAGCCTCAACCGTTAATGCTTAATACGGTTGAATAGACACCCTATTCGATACACTGGTAATCAGTTAGCGCTATAGAAAATCCCAAAAGGGCGTGAAGCGCCTTTAAGGTTACTTTGCTTAAAATTCAAGGAGATTGTAATGAAAGATGAAAAACACACTGTTTTAGTAGTTACAGAAAAAGAGTTAGACATTATTTATCTTTTGCTAGATACAGCAGCAGATGAATTAATTTGTGATTTAAATGACGGATTAACCTCTATGGGAGCATTCATACTAGATCGTGAACATGATGTAATAACTGCTTTACTCAGTAAGATAAATCAAGACAAAAAAAGGAGATTAGAAAATGAAGCGTAGAAAATACCCAGAACACTTCGAGCGGCTATGGGCTGCTTTTGATACTGACTACGGTGAAAAAGGCAGCAAGACAAAGGCGCACGAAGTCTTTGTTGCTATGGAGATAGACTCTGACGATGTAGATTTCATTATAGATAACTACACGAAACAACGCATGGCAAAAGAAATACAAAGAATGCGTGGCGAGTTCTCACCTAATTTTCAGCATATGGAAAGGTATCTTAAAAATGAACGATTCGATGACCAAATCAGTCTCAACTCTTATCAACAAAAATCAATCACAAAATCAGACCAATCAGACGCAGCGCTCAGGCAATATCTCACCAGAGGTAATGGCGAAGGGGTGGAGAATGCTGCAAGCGATGAAAAAGGCATCGGACCCAGTTGGCTCAACTGAGTTCAAAGTATGGTATCGCTCGCTTACTAATGACTTCACGGAGGAGGAGTTTATGAACGGCATCAAAGCAGCCCAAGACCATACAAAGTTCTTAGACCTGCCTAACTTCAGACAGCTATGCAGACTGACCAAGAGTCATAGGTCACACGCTATATTCGCTATCGAAAAGAAGGAAAAGATGCTCACCGGTGCAGAATTACGCGCTAAAATCGCTGAAATGCGTAAAAATCTTGATATTTAATCCTTTATAAAACAATAACTTACGATTAAATGACAAAAAAGATCAAATATATGTAAAAAAACGCTTTACAGGGTAGTGGGGGTGTGTAATTATAATCTCAACAACAACGAAACACCCAAGGAGAAAGACATGAGCAAAATGACAATTTACCTAAACTCAGAGCAAGGCGTTCATCATGTAAGCGGTCATCTTGATAACGACTCAAATTGGAACGATTTTGAAGTAGAGCTTAGCGCCAATGCAGCAATAAAGACCGCTAGAGTAATGGGCAAATCCGCAATTGAAAATGGCGATGCAAAAACGGTAATAATCTTAAAATGGAATACACGCCGCAACGAATGGAAATTAATTCAAACTTACGGCATGACCAAGCGCGAAAAAGTAAGCGCGGAAATAGATACTTTCGTTTTAAATATGAAAATCGAAGACCAATTCGTTCGATACGCTTAACAACCACCGCCCCTTCGGGGGCATCAAGGAGAAGCAAAATGAAAAAAGGTAGCACACTTCAGCTCATTGATACTTTCGTTAAAATTAGAGCTAATCAAAACACAGATAAAAACAAAGACCTTACAAATCTTACTTTTGAATTAGCTAAATTATTGGAGGCTTTTCCAGAAGCTGAACAAAAATTCAGACAAAGAACAGAAATGTTTTATCAAATGTCTTTAGGCACAGAAGACTACAACCCTGTAAATTATTAAAAATCACCGCCCCTTCGGGGGCATCAAGGAGAAGCAAAATGGAACAAATAAATAATTTTGAATTTTATCAGACCGACTTATTAGGTAAAGATTGCTTAGTAGTCCGTGACTTAGATTGCCAGATGGAAAGGGTGTATAAATTAGGTCAGCGCAGATATTTAAACTTAGATTCTCTTACAGATGAAAACGAAGACGCGAAGGTTTTAATAACCAGTTTTGAGCAAGTTAAAGAAGCATGGTTAAGCGGTGCAATTTCGTTTTAACAACCACCGCCCCTTCGGGGGCATTAGGAGAAGCATCATGAAAGAAAATCAAAATAAAATTTGGATAGAGCTAGACAAGCCACTAGATAACGAACATGGAATTATCCAGTGCCAGAAAGCTAACGCTGTTTTACGAAAGCTAGGAGTCGATTTGCCAGAAGAAAATGTCGGCTTTCAGCTAAATCAGCATAAAAAAGGCAGCACGAATTATATCTATGTTCTGCCTTTCAGCCACGAATACACAGAATTAGGCGATAACGGAAAATTTTTCAGCTTAGATTATTTAGCTAAATAACAATCACCGCCCCCTTCGGGGGGCATCAAGGAGAAGCAAAATGTCTACACGAGCAACTTACCTCTTTACGAATAACTTAATGGCAGCGGAAGATATCTGCGTTTATATCCACCACGATGGCTACCCTACAGGCGCAGCAGAGTATTTCAGAAAGGCACTATTTATCGCTAAGACTGACCGCCGCCCAATCTTAGAAGCATTCATTGCAGCCAACACAGGCGCACAGATTACGCGCAGCCATCAAACTCACGGTGATACTGAGTATCGCTACACAATAAACCTTAAGGATGTGCTAGTTCAAAAGCGCATTAGCAATTTTAGCGAAGAAAATGGTTTCGATAATTATTGGGAGACAATTTATTCAGGCTCTATAGACGAATTCATTGTTAGAAATATCCAGTTGGAGTTCGTATCGTGAAGAACATACTAGCCACAGGTGTTATAGTGATAGCACTCGCTTCGTTAGCCAATTCTATCGGTGTTCTTTTAAGCGAGACAGACCTAGAAGTGCAGCAGATAGAGGGTGACACCTACTGCGAAATGCATCAGTTGTGGATAGATACAGATGGCGACTTCGGGTGGCCTGATTACAAAAACACTTTCAAGGAGTGCAAATAATGAGCGCAGAAATTACTAAAGTCCTGCTAGAGAATATGCCTGAACTAATAACAGACGATAAGGTTCAGCCCACAGAGTTAGTGCTAGACATCGTTTGGCGGCACTTACGAACCATTCAGCCAGACTTGCTAGAGGTTGCCATAGGCGATGATATAGACAAGTTTGACGCTCTTATCTACGACTTAGCGGACTTTCAATACCTATCAACCGCCAAAGAGATTCAGAAGTTTACGCTCCAACGATTACGCGCCGTAGCCTACGAAACGATTATGGGCTACGAGTCATCCATCATTAGTGCGCACCACTGCTTATGATTACCTCAGTTGCTTGTATAGCTATGGCTATCTACTTCGAGGCTCGCTCAGAGCCACTAGAGGGGCAGGTCGCCGTAGCCAATACCATAATCAATAGAGTTCACTCCCCTGACTACCCCAACACTCCCTGCGGAGTTACCAAACAAGCTAAATATTGGGCAGGTCACCCTATTCGTCATCAATGCCACTTTTCATACTGGTGCGATGGCAAACCAGAAACGATTGACGATGCCGAGGCTTATACCTTGGCACTATCAATCGCTATCCACGCTGAGACAACCTTGGTTGATGTTACTGATGGCGCTGTGTTCTACCATCGTGACGATATACAGCCGTACTGGTCGCAAGGCTTGGATGTTAGACGCAAGATAGGCAGACATATTTTTTATTAATCAAGGGGTGAAATTAAAAATTAATAGCACCCCCAGTTAGGAGAAAGCTATGACTCAAGAAATGCAGGTACTAAAGCACATCAAGCGCTATGGCAAAATAACTAGCATGAAGGCATTTGAGAAGTACGGAATAACAAGACTTGCAGCTAGAATTCACACCTTACGGAATAAAGGCTACGGAATTAACACTACGACAACGAGCAACGGCAAGTCAGGATATGCCACTTACTCAATGGACTAGCCTTTTTTAAAAAAAGTGTTACCATTCACCCCTAGCTTGAGGCTAAAAGCAATCACTGGGGGTGAATGTGTTAGAGATAGAATATGTCGCAACGGATGACTTAATACCGTATTTTAACAATTCACGCACTCACTCTGAGTCGCAAGTTAAGCAAATCGCTGCATCCATACGCGAGTTTGGCTTTACTAACCCTATTCTAATTGACGAAGAACAAACCATAATAGCGGGTCACGGCAGAGTTATGGCTGCTGAAGTGCTATCTATGCCTACTGTTCCCTGTATTCGCTTGTCTGGCTTATCTGAAGCGCAGCGTAAAGCCTATGTAATCGCCGATAACAAACTGGCGCTAAATGCAGGTTGGGATATTGACGCTTTAAGCATAGAAATAAATCAATTAGCAGATTTAGATTTTGACTTAGATATTCTAGGCTTTGATATTCAAGAGCTTGCTTCCATCTTAGATGGGGAAAAAGAGGGAACTGAACCGAGCGAAGAGTCTTATTCAGAAATATTTAATATCGTAATTGAATGTAAAGACGAAGAAGAACAAGAAAAGATATTTAATAGATTAGATACGGAGGGCTATAAATGCCGAGTGCAAAGTTTGTAGTCCAATCCGAAACAGGAAAGTCTTTTAAAGTTAATAAAGTAAAATCCATGTTTGATTGTGATATGGATATTGTTACAAAAGAGTATGATGTTGATATTCCTATAGAAAATGAATCTTGGAACATAGGACTAATTGTCGGCGCATCTGGGACAGGTAAGACAACTATTGCTAAAAATCTATTTAAAGACTTCTTACTATTTGAAGGCTTCGAGTGGGAAGGTAAAAGCATTGTTGACGATTTCCCAGATGATTTATCTGCTAAAGAGATAACAGAAATACTTAGTAAAGTTGGCTTTGCTTCGCCTCCTGATTGGCTAAAACCTTTTGCAGTGTTGTCCAATGGACAGAAAATGCGCGCAGAGTTAGCTAGATTAATCATGGAAGCCGATAAGCCGTTTATATACGATGAATTTACCTCTGTCGTAGATAGACAGGTTGCTTGCATAGGCTCTGCCGCTATACAAAAGTTTGTCAGAAAGACCGACAAGCAGTTTATAGCCGTAAGTTGCCATTATGATATTGCCGAATGGCTTGAGCCTGATTGGATATACGATGTAAACAAAATGGAATTTACTAGGGGGAGTCTTCGGCGACCAGAAATCGAAATCGGCATTAGGAAAGCAGAACAGCACGAGTGGCGATTATTTATGGACTATCACTATTTAAGTCACGCCCATAATAATTCTGCGCTTAAATACATAGCCGAAATTAATGGAGAGCCTGTAGCTTGGTGTAGTTTGCTACATTTTCCGCATCCAAAGCTAAAGAACATGAAGCGAATCCACAGAATAGTGGTCAAGCCTGATTATCAAGGCATTGGTGTTGGTGGCAGAGTAATGTCAGAAATATCAAAAAAGTATAAAGAAAAAGGCTTTAGAGTTTCGCTTGTAACTTCAAGTCAGTCGTTTGTACATTCATTGGCTAACTCTAAGCAATGGATAATGACTAGAAAACCTGGCAGGGCTAGTGTTCATCAGGGATTACAGAAAATGAAAAACACTGGGTCTGCAAATAGAATTACTACGTCTTTTGAATATGTTGGTGAGAAATGAAGATTGGAAACCAAGGTGACGGCGGTGGAAGACCCGCAGTAGAATTTGACCAAGATAAAATAAACTTGGTAGAGAAACTCGCCGCAGTATTAACAAAAGCACAATTATCTGATTACTTAGGTATATCGGAGAACACTTTTCGTGCCGTAGAAGACCGTCAACCAGAAGTTTCTGAGGCGTATAAAAGGGGAAAGGGCAGGGCTATAGCAAGCGTGGCTAGTAATCTTGTTAACCAAGCGCAGAATGGCAACACAACTGCGGCTATCTTCTATCTCAAGACCCAAGCGGGTTGGAAAGAGCAAGACACAACCACAATATCTACCAATGAAGACAATGTTATACAGATAGTTCGTGCGAGCAAAAATGAAAACTAAAATTCATGTAAATCAACATCACATAAAAGCTAATAGTAAAGGCGAAGACTTGCCTGTACTTACGGTAAAAACTTACAAAGAAAACATAAAATGCAATAAAGTTACGATAGAAGGCGCAAGCACAGTCGTGTATAGCCCTGACAAGCCATTATCTTGTGGAGCTAAAGTTTGGATAGAAACAGAATCTAATGTGATTATAGGTTAGTCCGTGCAACTAAGCCTGACTGAGCCACAAGAAGAGTTTCTTTGCTCCGAAGCTAAGTACCCTGCGCTAGTCGGTGGGCTTGGTAGCGGAAAGACAGTAGCGGGAATATCTAGGCTTATCTGCCTAATGGTTCAAGACCCTAATATCAACGGGGCTTACTATATGCCGACCTATGATTTGCTTAGGTTACGCGCATTGTCTGGGCTTGAAGAAGAATTAGAAAAGCTAGGGCTGTCATTCAAAACTAACCGCTCCGAATACACTGTACAGATTCACGGCTTCGGCATGATTATTCTGCGTAGCTATGACCGACCTGAAAGAATCGTTGCCTATGAAGTAGCGCATAGCATTGTTGACGAGCTAGACACCCTGCCCAAAGATAAAGCTGCGCTAGTGTGGCGAAAGATAAGTGAACGCAATCGGCAAAAGTGTAAGCATCCTGCGGGTAATACAATCGGCTGCGTGACTACACCAGACCAAGGCTACAGCGGGTTCGTATATCAAAAGTGGGTAAAGTCATTACAAGATGGCTACGTGGTTATTAATTCGCCTACAGCATCTAATCCTTTTTTGCCTGACGGTTATATTCAACAGATTAGGGATAACTACGACCCAGTTTTAGCTGACCTATTCCTCAAAGGCGAGTTCGTAAGTCTATCTGCAAACAAAGTTTACCATTTCTTTGCTAGGGAAAAACATCACACAGACCGCACGATTACTGACGCTGACAAGTTTCTCCATGTCGGAGTTGATTTCAATATTGGTGGATGCTGCGCGGTAATTAGCGTTATAGATGGTAAAGACCCGATAACAGTTGATGAATTTATTAGCCACGATACTAGAGATTTCTGTGCGCGGTTATCTAAATACGAGCAGCAAGGTAGGAAAATAACCGTATACCCTGACGCTAGCGGAAAGTCTGGTAGCACTAACGCAACTGGGTCAGATATTGATATAATACGGCAGCACGGTTACGCTGTAGACTGTCCGAATGCGAATCCTATGGTTAGAGACCGTATAAACGCAGTGAACGGATTGCTATCGCATGACCGATGGCTAGTGAATACGGATACCTGCCCACAATTAACTGATGCGCTAGAGTCGCAAGGTTATGTAAAAGGGCAGCCCGAAAAGTTCAGTGAACATCCTGCTATAGACGACTGGGTTGATGCGGCAGGTTATTTTATCAACCGCAAATGGTCGCTGGGCAGACCTGTCGTGGTCACAGATATAGGTATGGCACGATGAGCATAGATTTTAAGAACCCGAAGTATCGGGATAATGTAGATAAGTGGGAATTAGTAAATGATATTTGCGATTCCAACAACCTCAAAAAGTATTTGGTACAGCTAAACCCTAAAGACGTATCCGTTGAAAATGTTGAGCGTAACTCGCAGTTCTTTAAGCGTAGCGTATTCGCCGCAGTCGCAGGATATACAAGTCGTGGGTTTGTAGGTAAAGCGTTCACCAAACCGCCAACACTAGAAGTCCCTGAAGAGCTTGAGTATGTATCTACGGATATAAACGGCGCAGGCGCATCTATCTATCAACAATCACAGGAAGTAATGCGTGACGTTATCCGTGTTGGTCGTTCTGGTTTATTGGTAGATTTCCCAACTACAGACGGTGAAGTATCACGCGCTGATATTCTTAATGGCAACATCTTCGCTACTATCACGCGCTTTGATTGCAGACAGATTATTAACTGGCAGACAGAGCGAGTCGGTTCAAAGGTTATGCCAACGCTTGTCGTATTAACCTCTACGGTTAGCGAGCCAAAGTCTGACGGCTATGAGTTTGAGCTAAAAGAAATCTGGATAGAACTGGCGCTTGAAGAAGGCGTATATGTTCAGAGAGAGTGGCGCAGGAATGACCACAATGAATACTACGTTTACAGCGAGACTGTTCCACGCGATGGATTTGGTAACACTTTAAACTATCTGCCGTTTGTTTTCGTTGGCTCAGAAATGAATACGTCTAGCGTTGAC